TCCGTTCAAACTGACACCTCCCATCATGCGTGCGTTTCAGCCGACGGACGTGCTCGCTCCGACCTTCTGGTTGGATGCAGCGGATGCCACCACCCTCACGCTGTCGGGCAGTGCAATCACGCAGTGGAGGGACAAGTCCAGCAATCAATACGCAGGGACGTCGTCTGGGTCTCCTGTGCAGACAACGTTAAATGGACGCCCTGCCGTTGCATTCAACGGGAGTCAGGTGTTCGACTTTGGAGATGTCGCGGACCTCGGGAGTGCGAACCTGAACATGTTTGTAGTGTGCCAGTTTACCACGACGGGAGCCGGCTCTGTTATCGCAAAGTCGTTGTACGGGGATGCGCAGTATCGGTACAGCCTGTTGCGGCAATCGGAGTCCCTCCTGGTGCTCTTGCAGGGAGACGGAGGGAGCGCTGCTCCTGGCGTTGCGGATACGAGTACTGCACCCCGAGTCATCTCGTGGACATGGGACCGCACAACGCAGACACTGTACCTGAACGGCACCTCTGTCCTTTCCGCCTCCTTTGCCAATACAGCAACGTTCAACTCGACCTACAAGCTTCTCATTGGGGGGTACAACGACGGCACTGGAGGAACGCCGCCCATGTCATTTCTCGCGTTCAACGGGACGATTGGCGAAGTCCTCTTTCTGTTCGGCACGCTCACGTCCGTCCAACGGCAACAAGTGGAAGGCTACCTCGCGCAGAAGTGGGGGCTCGGGAGCTCCCTGCCGACAACGCATCCCTACCGGAGCGTTCTCCCGTCCACGCCGCTGTTTGCTCCGGTCTCCGTACCCGGGCTTGCTCTCTGGCTGGATGCTGCGGACACGACGACATTGACCCTGTCCGGGAGCAATGTGACCGCGTGGGCGGATAAGAGCGGGAACGGACGAAATGCTGTTGGAACAACTTCAAATCCAACCTACAATGCGACTGGATTTAACTCGCGCCCAACTGTTACGTTTAGTAATAACATTCTGACGTCATCGGGCTGGTCCTTAGCCCCCAATCGTCAGTTTGCCTGGTTTATAGTTGTGCATCTTACATCACTTACAAATATTTGGCAACGGATTCTTATCTCTGCGTCCGTGGGGTACCCGAATGGATATTTAGGAACGCATAGCTCCACCTCTAATATCTTGGGGATTGCTGGGAGTACAACGATTACAGCGCCGATCGCAACAGGCACCTTAAGTCCACAGCTTGTTACCTATCTGTTTGGAACAAGTGAACTCTCTTCCAATACAAGTGCAGTTTCAGTCAATGGTGGAACCTTTTCAACGTTAGCAGGGAATACTGGAGACATAGGGACGAATGGAGTCATCATTGGAACAGATACCGGGGGCGGTCTGGGGGACAGGTTTCTCGGGAATCTATCCGAAGTCATTTGCTACAACTCGAATGTAACACAACCCCAGCGCCAGCAAGTGGAAGGCTACCTCGCAGCGAAGTGGGGTCTCCAAGCAAGGCTCCCGTCAACGCATCCCTTTGCGAAGGTTAGACCCTAGAGAGAATCGCAGCAATGGAGCCCCCGAGGTTCGCAAACGAGACACGAATGTCAGGCAGTTTGGCCTGAAGCTGACCAATCAGAGACGAGAGAGACTGCCCTGCGCAGAAGTCGATGTAGTCCGGGAGCGACCGGACAACACCGTCACTGCAGCGAGGCGGTGGGGTCACCTCCACCGTCAGAAGGGGATAGTTATCCGGGAACCCCTTGGACGCCCACTCGACAAAGACGGGCTTGAGACCGAGGACAGACGCGGTTCCAAACGAGCGAAGGGCGTTTCCGTCGGCCTGTTCTTTTGCGACCAAGACCGCATGCTCTCCAAGGATGTCGGACATCGTGAGAATATCGGGAGGAGGAGTCCAGCTTCCGGAGACGTCCATGCCGAGACTCATTTGAGTTCTGGCCCGTAGAATTTCCAGCCGTCCTAACAATGGCGACAGGACCTCAAGGCGTTCAAGGGATTCAGGGCGTTCAAGGGATTCAGGGCCTTCAGGGTCCAACTGGAATTCAAGGTCCGCAAGGCCTTGAGGGACCCCAGGGTCTCCAGGGCATTGCAGGGTTTGCAGTGAACACGGGTGCGACGGGAACTACGGGTCCCACTGGAGCTACGGGTCCCACGGGTGCGACGGGCCCCACTGGAGCCACTGGAAGTACGGGGGCGGCCTCCACGGTGGCGGGTCCCACGGGTGCGACAGGACCCACTGGAAGTACGGGACCCACGGGTCCGACAGGAATCGGAGTCACAGGACCGGGTGGAGGAGCCTCTCCGATTACAGTGTCTGAGGTCACCGGAACCTCACAGACGCTTTCGTCCTCGAACTACAACACGTACTTCTATCTCACGAACTCGGGCTTCAACGCCCTCGCGCTTCCCGCAACCACCGCGACCTCTGCGGGTGGAAACTTCTGGGCGCTCCGGAATGCAACGGCGTCCCAGCTGACCATCACGCTGACGAACACGCTCAATCTGACAAGTCCGCTCGTCATCCCGTCGTACAATACGCAGACGCTTGCCATCTCGGGCGCGACCTCCAATACAATTCTGCTCTTGTAAGCAAAGATGTCGTTCGTCGGGAGATATGTGCAGAACCCCCGGTTCAGTCCAGACACCCTCCCGGGGCTTCGACTCTGGTTGGACGCGGCGGACGCAACCACAGTGACTCTGTCCGGGAGCAACGTCACGCAATGGCGGGACAAGAGCGGGAACCTGCGTCATGGAACTCCGGTGAATGGTCTCACGTATAGCACCGCGTCCAATGGCGTCGTGTTTACGCGAGCGTCGTCGCAGTATCTGACCCTCCCCGATAACACCTTCCCTATCGGAAGCTCCTCCTTCTCCATCTTCTTCGTCTTTACGCCAACGGCGACCTCGTACGAAATTCAGCTGATTACGGCAGGTGCGCGAGGTGGAAGCATCTTCGGAATCCGGTCTGGCAATGCGGGCACGGGAACCCTTCAGACCTTCTGGTCTGGGGGAGCCAACGACCTTCAGACCTCAAACCTATGGGCGGTGAAACAGCGGAACATTGGGGCCCTTCTCTATCAGACAAGCGGAGCCCGGAGTCTCTGGATTAACGGTGTCCAGGGAGCCTCCGAGACAAGCGGTGGGACATCCATTACATCAAGCAACCGCATCGGAACCCTCGAACCGGGGGCGTTCAACACGTTTGACGGGCAGTTTCATGAAGTGCTTGTGTTCGAGTCGTCGCTGTCTGTGACGGAGCGGCAGCAAGTGGAAGCCTATCTCGCGCAGAAGTGGGACCCAGTGCCCTCTCCCCTGACTATCCCGGGCTGTGTCTTCTGGCTGGATGCAGGAGACCGGTCAACGCTGACACTCTCCAGTTCCAACACCGTCACGGCCTGGACAGAGAAGTCTGGAGCCAATCGCACCGTCACGACAAACTCGACCGGTATCTACAGCGCGACAGCGATGAACGGGCGTCCTGGCATCCAGTTCTCGGCGGGAAACGTGATGACGAGTTCGACGGCGGCGACCCTTGGAAACAACCTCACCGCCTTCGTTGTGTTTATGGGGACAAGCCCGGGACCGTTGGGGCTCAACATTCCCCTCTTCGTGGGGTCCTCTGCAAATGGATACCAGCTGATGTATCGCGGCGATTTCCAGACCTATCAAGCCTCCCAAGAAGGGGCTGGAGGAACCGGGAACTCGCACTATACGACGATCAATCTCCCCATCATGATGGCGGGCATGGTGTCGTCGACGACGCCGTACTGGAGTGTCTTCCTCAATGGATACGCCAACATCAATCCTGGGGTTGGCGGATACAACACGCCCCCGGTCTCCAACGTCGGAGCCACGACCATCTACATTCCGGGTGGGAATCCCTATTGGGGAGGTCCTGGGAACGGAATGTTCAACGGAGTCATCTCTGAGACCGTTGAAGGCTATCTGTCGTCCAAGTGGGGGATTCCGATCCGCGTGAAACCTTCAGTTCTGCCTGCAGCGCACGCGTTCCCTCTGGCCCTTCCGGCTCTCCGAACCTTCTCTCCCCTGGACATTGATGGCCTGTCGCTCTGGTTGGATGCTGCGGATGCAGCCGTGTTCAATGGGGGGGAGAGGTGGACGGACAAAAGCGGGACGGACAATCACGGCGTCAACGGAAGACCTGGAAGTTCCACGATGCCCACGGTAACGACCTGGCCCAACGGTCTCACCGCCGCCAGGTTTGTACGGGCAAGTAAAAACAGTGTCAGAACGACGAACGTGATTCAAGCCGTGAACATTACCTATTTTTTCGTCGTACGGATTACAGGCCTGGGGAGCGGGAAGCAACAGCTACTGATTAACAACGTCGACGGGCAGCGCCAAATCTATACGGAGGCGACAAGTTTTCCAGCCCAAGTGATTGCGTTCGCTTCACTGGGGAACCCAGTTACGAATGTCATCTCGGTCGCCGAATCCGTTCCGTTCATCTATAGCGCCACACTTAGCGGAGGATTCAACAGTTACGCGAATGGAAGGGATTTGGGGTCAGGTGCGCTTGCAGGGTCGTCCGCCAGCCGACACTTTTTCGGGTCCGGGGACAACGATGGCGAGTATCTGTCGTGCGATTACGCCGAAATCCTTATTTATACAACGGCTCTCACGACTCCACAGAGACAGCAAGTGGAAGGCTATCTTGCGGACAAATGGGGCCTGCGCTCGAGCATGGGCGGAGTCTCGCATCCCTTCCGATTTGCTCCCGCCGTGGTTCTCCCCAGCCAGATACCAGGATGTTCACTCTGGCTGGATGCTGCGGATGCAAGTTCATTGACGCTCTCGGGAAGCAATGTGACAGCGTGGAGGGACAAGACGGGGTTGACAACGCTTTCACTTTGCAACACGCCCCCTACGTACGTATCAAACCAAGTTCAGTTCAATGCGTCTGCGCGGTTTCAGGGGGGCTATACGATGACACAGCAGACCACGGTCTTTGCTGTCTATTCCACCACGAGTACATCGGCGAACGAGTGGTTGATTGGAGTCAACGGAAATGAGTATGGATCTGTCCAGGGTCCCGTTCCCCACACCGCTGGTGGATATGCGGACTTGGGGGTGTGGACGGGAGGGGGCTGGCCAGCCGCTGAGTTCGTGACGACATTGAGAGCGCAGACTGGTCTTCGCATGTATACGGTCGGCTTCAATGGGTCAAATACATTGGTCTGGAGAAACGGGACGGCTGCAACGATGATAGGGTCGCCTGCAACCGTAACTATGAATGCAACCATGATCGCCATCGGTGCTGGAGTCGGCGGATGGGCACCGTGGGCTGGAGCGCTGTCGGAGTTGATTCTGTTCTCCAATACACTGACCACTGCCCAGCGCCAGCAGATGGAAGGCTACCTCGCGTGGAAGTGGGGACTTCAGGCGAATCTCCCCTCGCCTACAACCCCCTGGCTGCAGCTGAAGCGCGCCTTGAGTCCGGTCTTTACCCCGACGCAGATTCCGGGGTGTGCGTTTTGGATAGATGCTGCGGATGCGGCCTCGATGACCGTGTCGGGCTCCAACGTGACGCAGTGGCGGGACAAGAGCGGGAATGGTCATATCGGAACTGCTGTTGCCTCTCCGGTTCTTACGACAGTAGACGGCGTTCCTGCAGTGACGTTCAACGGATCCTCGCAGTATATTGACTTTGGAACGGCTGGAAGTCTCGGAAGCAACCAGTTCCATATCTTCACGGTCTCCAAATTCAACACGACTGCGGATGGTTCAATCCTAGCGAGAGTTGCGAATGCAGACCAATATTATCGCTATACGATGCTCCGTGCGGGCGGAGTCATGTACTTAGCCACGCAAGCAGACACTGGCGGATACGGGTCGAATGCGTCATTCTCAGACACGACCACAACTCGCCGACTCCTGAGTTTTAGCTGGGATAGGTCAACGATTACGGGCCGTCAGAACGGAACGGTAGTGGGGACAGGCTCCTATGCAAACACGGCGACGTATACGTCGAGTTTCAAACTTCTCGTGGCGGCCTATAACAATTCATCGGGCGGAACACCCCCGTCGGATGGGTTTTATATGAACGGGTCTATCAACGAAATCTTGTTTTACTTCGGCCCCCTTACGAGCAGTCAGCGCCAGCGCATCGAAGGCTATCTTGCCGAGAAGTGGGGTCTGCGCGGGGGTCTCGGGGGGACGCTCCACCCCCATAGGTATAGTGCTCCCGACATTCTTCCCACCCAGATATCCGGATGCGTGCTGTGGTTGGATGCAGCGGATTCGGCCACATTCACGCTGTCGGGGTCGGACGTGACGCAGTGGCGCGACAAGTCTGGACTTGGCAATCACGGAGCACCGATTGGAACCGTGACGCGGGCGAGTGTAGCCTTTAACGGGTCGACGATCAGGGGGAGTGTTTCGATTACGGGACCGACGCTAACAGTTCTCGCCGTGTACCAACCCAACGCTCTCGTCACAGAGAGGGACCAGCGTGTTGTTAGTTTTGCGAGTCCCGGGGAAGGGGATTGGAGCGGCATCGCCCGCACCACGGGCATCAACATTCAAGGGGGAGGACCGAGTAAACTTACAACCTACCGAAACCTCACGATGATTGCCGAGAGTCGGGCTTCACACGTCGCAGGGGTTCCCGTCGTGGGATGCTCTCAGTATACAGGAACAGCCGGCGCTGTGTTTCTGGACGGGGTTGAAGGAAACGCGCTTGCGGCCACGTCGGGGAATTTTGCGATCTCAACCTATGGACTTGCGAATCAAGCGAGCGGGTCTCCCGAGACCCTGAACGGCAACATCGCTGAAGTTGTCGTCTATACAACCTCGCTCACCACCACGCAACGCCAACAGATAGAAGGCTACCTCGCGTGGAAGTGGGGACTTCAGGCGACTCTTCCGACGTCAACCCATCCCTACAGGACCTTTAAGCCCTAGAGACCACGATGAGAATCTCAGGACCCGTCGTCGCAAACGACACCACGAACTCGGGGCAGCGCGCCTGCAGCGGCGCAATGAGTTCAGCCATCGTCTTTCCACTCACAAACGGCACATAGTCCGCGAGGCCACGCTTGACCCCATCACTGCACGTCTCGGGCGGCGTAATCGCAACCGAGTACAGCGGCGAGGCATTCGGAAAGCCAGCCTTCGCCCACTGAATCAGAGTCACCCGGAGCGTCTCGAACGAGATGGTCCCGATGGACTCCAGCGCAGCCTTATCCTGGGCTTCCTTCTGTGCGACAAGCTCGGTTGCCGCGAGAATGTCCGCGAGCGTAATCTGCGGAGGGGGAGGGGGAACGTAGACCTCGCTGCCAGAGACATCCATGCTGGTCCCGGAGGCGTCCATGTTCGTGCCAGAGACTTCACCGGAGGCGTCCATTTGTTCTCTTCGCCGCAAAACTTTGAAGCGAAGTGAACAAGAGATGCTGACGACCTATATTCCGGGCGTTGGGCTGCAATACTGCGCACCCGCTCCATGTCTTGGACCCGAAGGCCCCGTCGGACCGACAGGACAGACAGGACCCACAGGACCGACCGGAGGCACCGGACCCACAGGTCTCTCGGGAACCGCGAGCAACACAGGCAATACAGGACCTCCCGGACCGACCGGACCGACGGGACCGACGGGATGGACAGGTCCCCAAGGAACGGCAGGTCCCCAGGGTCCGACCGGAGTGCAAGGAATCCCGGGCGCTGATGGTCCCACAGGTCTCTCGGGAACCGCAACCAACACAGGCAACACAGGTCCCACAGGAGCCACGGGTCCTACGGGTCCAACTGGAGCGCCAGGCACGGCCTCGAACACGGGTCCCACGGGGGCCACAGGTCCCACGGGACGCACGGGAGCGACGGGCATGACGGGGGCCACAGGACCGACCGGTCCGACGGGGCGCACGGGGCCGACGGGAGCTCCGGGGAGCACAGGCCAGTCTGGAAGTACAGGACCGCAGGGACCGACTGGACCCGCAGGACCGACGGGACCCATCGGAGCGATTGGCGACCGCGGACTTCAAGGCCCAACGGGACCCACGGGAGGGCCGGGTGGACTGGGCTATACGGGACCGACGGGACCCACAGGACCGACCGGTGTAGATGGAACCACAGGGCCGACGGGGGAGACGGGAACCACGGGGCCGACAGGAGACACCGGAGACACGGGTCCGACGGGGTGGACGGGCTGGACAGGACCGACGGGACCGACGGGGATGACAGGAGAGACGGGCGCAACAGGAGCGAGCGGACCGACAGGACCCACGGGGAACACAGGGAGTACGGGACCCCAGTCAACTATCGTCGATGGAACCGCAGACATTGACCTGACCGGACTGACGACAACGAGCATCAAAGCCGGAAGCACTGGGACGGGAGTGTCGACAACCTCATCGTATGCGTGGCTCAATGGGTATCAGATTGTGGCAACGGATGGGAGTCCAGCCGTCGTTGGAGTGCACATCACTCCGACAGGAGGCGAATGGTCGGCGTATGCAGCCGCAACTGGGCTGACGTCGGGAACGACGACGGCAACAGTACGGGTTTATTATACATATACGGCATAAAGGCATGCTGTCGTCGTCGTACAATCCGCGGCGTGAAGCCTGTTCCTATTCGGTTCCTCTCTGTCAAGGGTCTGGACCGACTGGACCTGGAGGAGACGCCGGTCCGACACGAACCGGTCCCGACGGACCCCGCGGTCCGACTGGACACTTGGCGACAACGGGAGCGACGGGGAACACAGGACCCACAGGGCCGGCCGGGAGCAGGACGGGAGCCTATGGACCCACGGGGCCGACGGGTCCGGCTGGACTTCTTGGTCCTGCGGGCACGGCTGGGGTCGCCTCAACTGTGACAGGCCCGACCGGAGACAGAGTGAACACCGGTGCGACAGGTCCAGCCGGTCCGGCAAGTACGAGGACAGGTGCGACCGGTCCCACGGGTGCAAATTCGAACACAGGAGCCGTTGGGCCCATGGGGGTGTCAGGGGACACGGGAGCGACGGGGGCTACAGGCCGCACGGGAGCGCGCGGTGAGACAGGGGCGGAGGGACCCGCCGGATTCACGGGTGCAGTCGGTCCGACTGGCGAGACCTGGACGGGACCAACGGGCGAGGGCTCTCTCCAGACAGGTCCCACCGGAGCGAAGGGCGCGGTGGGACCGAGTGGACTGACAGGACCGAAGGGTCCAAGCGGCGCAACTGGAAGCACAGGCGCTCTCGGACCCCGTGGACCGTACGGGCCAACTGGATTCGTGCCCACCGGACCTCCTGGATATGCGGGAGCCGGAGCGCAGGGGGCGACAGGACCGACAGGGGAGACAGGACCCACGGGAGACGGTGGAACAGGGGGTGCAACAGGACCCACGGGACCGACGGGAAACACAGGAGACATCGGAGACACAGGAGACACAGGCCCAACGGGGCCGACCGCACGAGGTCCGTACCTTCTCATTAATAC